AACATAATCAAACTCCGTTGAAAACTTCCAAGCAGGTGTATACGCAAGACGCGGATCACCAGCAGTTAAGCTAGATTGAGTAGGAGTTTGAATCATCCCAGACCACGAAGGAATAGGTGACCGAAAGGGATTTTGAGTAGTATCCATAGTAGCAATACTATAAATCCCATCTGCAGCTGCCCAAGTTTTAGAACTCGGGAACAATGCAGCTTCAGGTTGAGTTGTTGGGGGCAGAGCTTTCCACTCAATATAAACAGGTCGTTGACTCGGTTCAGCAGCCAAATCAAACAGACCTGGAGATGTGGTTGCAGGACTTCTGTAAGAAGTAACAGAGCCCTGCTTATTGATCTCTGCAGTAGTATTTACAACTTCAAACCCAGCAGATATTAAACGTACTTGCCCAGCACCAAAAGTCGTAGGCCAGGCAACAGCATGTGTAGAACTCCCATTTGTTGTTGTAGCAGTTGTCCAGTCAGCACCATTAGTACAAGTGATGACATTATAACCGGCATAAATAGGAAGAAGAGACAACTGCGAAATCTCAGTTGAACTCCCATCTACAGAAACTGTTGTTTGATAGAATGCTCCAGGAAGAACATCCACCCCATTTCCTTGATCCCAACTAGGGGTACTCGGAAATAAAAACACATGACAATCCCAATTATCATCATTGGACAAGGGAGTCTCTATGTTTATTGTTTGCGTAACACACTGGACAATAGTTCGAGAACTAACTACGTCCGGATAACCTTCACACGTCGCTTCGGTATCGTGAAACGGATCAGTCGCGACGACTAACCAATCCTTTCCATTCTTTGTTAATTGTTTATTCGCAATTAAGCGATTCAAGTGAGACATCACTCTTCGTTCTGATCTCATTGCAGCCATTTATTTCGTATTCATACTTTTTAAAAACCACCTCCATCCATGTGGGCACGCTCGAATCGTGTCCTTCAGTACCTAACCAATAGCTGTTAACAACTCGATCTTTACTAGGAACACCATTTTCACGCAAATGCTGTGAATAAGGACCATCTACACTTTTAATCGCATTTAAAATAGCAATAGAAATTGCATCAAACAATTCATCATCGTGCCATGACAAGTGCAATAGAGCATACCATTTTCCAATAGTCTCATCATCACTTTTAGCAGCAATATCTGAAACCAAGGATGCGTATATGCGCTCTGAATTATAATATGGAACAAAATAATTCCCAACCATCGCACACTTTGTACCCAGAAAACCAACACCTATAGGACCGGTGTGGACTTTAAACTGACTGGGTTTTATTGTCATACCAAACAAAGAATACACCAATATCCAAATATTCTTCAACTCTTCATCTTCCAAAGCACTAAGAAGTGAAGTCAAAGAATCATCTCCATAAACGTCAGCCAATACATCCTGTATAGCACAATAACCTTCGTCTGACAAATGACATCTCAAATAATCCATTATTATCTGATGAGCAATACAATTGTCAGACGTAGTCGTACCTGAACCAGAATTATTACCCCAATTTTT